TAATAGCATCTAAATCTAATTCAATTTCATTTCCGTCTTTATCCCAAGCATACATTTCAGTATCACTTTTCCATTTAGTTTTTGCTACTTCAGGATATAATTTATATATTGCTTTCATTATGCTGATACCTCCGTTATTTTAAATGTAGGTTTTGCATAACCTAATGCAGTAGTATTACTAGGATTACCAAAATAACTAGCTTGTGTAGTATTTTCACATCTGTTATATATAGTATAAGTTCTAGCATTTGTACTTCCAGCACTTATTGTTGTCATCATAGTTACCATGACACAATCATTTGCATCAAAATCTTGGTTTCTTACACAAGAATGACAACTTTGTCTACTTCCTGCTGCACTTAAATTAACATCAGTAGAATTTGTTAT